ATTATAGATCGTAAGAATGATTTTACAGACCTATGTGTATATCATAGTTTGTATGAATATATTCTTCCTAAAATTGCTGACTTTAGTGACGAAAATAATGCTGAACGCCAGAAGATTGGTTATTACCAGCAAAAATTTAACACATTGTTTAATGAGTTAATCACAGCTGGTGACTGGTATGACTATGATGATGACGACACTGTTGAATCATCAGAAAAAACACCAGGTATCGTTAGTCTTAGGAGAGTTAGATGAGAACTGAAATCTTAAGTTACTTAGACTCTAACTTCAGCGTTACAGGTTTTTCAGTAACTGAGGAGTTACCCTGGGATTCAAATGGGCAACCATTATATCTCAAAAACTTCAAAAAGATTTACGTGGATCAACCACAGACAGTCCAGGAACCTTTAATTGATGTACTGAATGGCAACAATACAGGTGGAGGCGGTGTAGTCAGTGAGACAACCACCGTCACAGCCTATGTTGTCACAGACGCGAAAACTTTACCAGAGAACTATGATACCATGTTGTCAACACTGAGAAACTCTAGGTTTGCTACAGCAGACGGTTATACACAGAGAACTACTCTTGTATCAACCAGTTTTGAAAGTGACGCACTGGTAACAGAGTTCAATTTTAATTTTTATAAAGTTTTAATTAACTAATAAGGAACTAATAAGATGGCTTATATCAATCCAACACCAGGTGGTGCTGATGAAGTTACATTAACCATTGCTATCAAAGATAACACTGATGGCAATATTGATGTACCAGCACTACAGGACATCACTATTAACAATAGTAATGATGTGTTTACCTGGAGCCAATTGGATCGTACTGCTAAACTTCAGGTTGCTACAACATCTACCAACTCAATAGCATGTAACATCGTCCTAGACGAAACTACATTCTTTGGTAATGCTACAGCAACAGCAGGTTCAGCGGCAGAAGCAGGTGTATTAGACTTATCTACACAGAAAACAGCAATTGACTTTTGGGTCAATGTTGGTACTAAAACTGTGTCAGGTGAGGGCTATGTCACTGGCTTGGCTCCAACAGCATCGGCTGACGCCCCAATTTGGGTTTCTCCAATTACTATTACAGTAGACGGTGAATATACAGTAGCCTAAGGGCAACACTGGGAATAAAGGCGTACTTATTACGCCTTTTTTCTTATATAAATAGGGTAGAAGGACAAAAGATTAATGGAAATAACAAAAAATAAAACACGATACGAATTATTACAGAGTGTGTTAGCTGAAACAGCTAAAACTCTAAACGAAGTTAATTGTGCTATCAAAGATACCAACAAAGCACGTAATAGATTAACTTTTCAACTAGCAATACTAAACGATTTGATTAACAGAGAGGCAGATTAAATGAAATTATCACAACTAGCGGCAAAACCCCAACTAATAGAAATAACAATTGACGACAAAGACACTGTGGAAAAGTACGGTGAAGCAGTTTCGTTCTGGATATATGACCGTCATGACATAGAAACATTTGCTAAAATGGCCACAGTGGATCCAGATGACTTCAGTAAGGCCGCAGGTGTAGTAAGTGGTCTAATTATGGATGACAAAGGCCAATTAATATGTGGTAAAGGCCAGGAATTGCCCATTGACATTATGATGAAGGCTGTTACAAAGGTTATTGACGAATTGGGAAAGTCAGTGAATTCGACATCAGGGAAGGTGACAGACTCTTCGAAATAATGGTCACCATTGACTGGGTTGCTAAACGCTACGGTGTATTACCCAGTGAATTAATTGCTAGAGGCAATAGTATTGACGTTATGATGGCGGATTTAGGTGTTAGTTATGAAAATCACCTTAATAAAAAGGCAGAAGCAAAGTCCAAGGGTGGAGTAGCACCAGCACCCAAACTAAGCCAGGAAGAGATGGCTCAGATGTTGGAAAATGTTAGGAAACGTAAACAAAAATGATCAAGTATAAGGTAGAAATAGATAAAATTACACCAGATACTAAACGCAGAGCGAAAAAACTGAAGAAAGTTCCGTTCAAAGCACACAAAGAATGGGTCAAGGAGACACCTTATCGTTCTGGCAATGCCCGTAACAAAACAACACTAAAAGGCGATACTATTGATGCTAATTATCCCTATGCCAAGCGATTGGACGAGGGTTATAGTAAACAAGCACCAGAAGGTATGCTTAAACCCACTGTTCAATTTCTTAAACGTGAATTGGATAGGATTTTTAGGAAATAGCAATGGCTGATTTAAGATATAAAGTCCAGGTAGACACCAATGAAGCACAGCGTAGTCTTGGCGGATTAAAACAGAGAGTAAGTGGCTTAGGCACAGCATTCAAAGCACTGGCTGTTGGTCTAGTAGCCCGAGAACTTGTTCAGACTATTAGAACATTCCAGGATTTACGTCAGACTTTAATTACCATTGAAGGTGATGCCGGCAGAGCCGCCAAATCTTTTGACTTAATCAAACAGTTTACAGCACAGACAACATTCCAATTAGACGAAGTTACCAAAGCGTTTATTACCTTTAAGAACGCTGGCCTACAGCCTACTGAAACATTCATGAAGAACATCGGTAACATTGCCGCTGGTATGGGTAAGCGTATTGATGATGTTGCTCAAGCAGTGTTCAATGCCACAACTGGTGAATTTGAGATGCTCAAACAGTTGGGTGTCAAAGTTAAAACAGAAGGCGACAAACTAACTGTTAACTTCCGTGGTGTTGCTAAAACTATTGACAATGATGGCAAATCAATAATTAAATTCCTAAATGATATTGGTAAAGTAGAATTTGCCGGAAGTATTGAAAGACAATCAAAAACATTAACAGGTGCCTTATCTAATCTACAGGATAACTTTGCCCTAGCATTAAACGAAGTAGGTGAAGGCGGATTAACCACAGCACTGACTGAAGTTGCCAGATCAATGGGTTCAGTAGTAGGAGAATCACAAAGCCTAGCCAGAACAATAGGCAGTGTATTGGGTAGTGCTGTTAAATTGGTAGCAGATAACTTTAAGGTATTGGCCATTGCTGTTGGTGTGTTTGTAGCACAGGCCGCTGTGTCTAGAATAGCCGCCATGGTTACAATCTTTATAGGATTAGCCAAAGCAATTAGAACAGCAGTATTAGCTATGGTTGCTCTTAATGCCGCCATGGGTAAAAACCTAGTTTACAAACTAGCACAGGGTCTAGTATTAGTAGGCGGTGCTGTGGCTACATATTTTGGTATGTCCAGCACGGCTGTTGCTGACACTAACAAAGAACTTAAAGACCTAGAGAAGAGTTTAGACAACGTCAATAAAAAAGTGCCAGGTGGTGAGAGCTTTGACAGTGTAATAGCAAACATGGGCCAACAAGATAAAGGTCCAGACGAAACCACTGTGGGTAAAATGAAAAAATATACCAACAGTGTTAATGAACTTGTGGAAAGTTATCGTTTTGCTAATCGTGAAACCCTACAATATTTAGACTTATCCACAAAAATGTTGGGCGTCAGTGAAGAAGACGCACTGTTAAAACGTGAACTTAATCAATTAAACGCAGAATACAGTAGACAGCTGGCTGACCTAGCCAAACGAAAACGTGAGGCTGAACTTTTAACAGACAAAGATGAGAAGGTCAATGCTATCAATGAACTTACTAGAGCTGAACAGGAATTAACAGCGGCCTATGAAGCACAGAAACCAGCCATTGAAGCAAAAGTTAAAGCACAGACTGCTGAACTTAGATCACTAAGGCTACAGAAGTTTGAGACTGACCAGTTCTTTGACGCACAAAAACAAGTGCGTGATCTACAGCATGAAATGGCCACTGTTACAATGGTGGGACTAGAGAAGAAGTATGCTGACATTAATAAACAAGCCAGAGACTCAGCAAATGCTGAAATAGAAGCAGAAGCAAGACGTAGAGGCGTTAGAAAACTTAGCCAGGAAGAAGAGTTAGAATACTATAGAATAGCAGAAGAACGTGCTAGGTCTATTAGAGAACAAGCTGAAGAAAATTATAAGTTTAACAGAAGATGGTCAACAGGTTGGAATAGAGCATTTAAGGAATATGTTGAAAATGCTACAAATGCCGCTAAGGCCGCAGAGCGTATATTTACAAAAACAGTACAGGGCATGGAAGACCTATTGGTTAACTTTGTTAAAACTGGTAAGTTTGAATGGAAGTCATTTGTCAACAGCCTAGCTGAAGAAATACTGCGTTCAAACATTAGAAGATTATTAGCACAGATATTCTCATTCGGTGGCGGCTCAAAAGGTGGCGGACTATTTGGTGGCTTCTTTGCTGATGGTGGTTACTTACCAGCAGGTAAATTTGGTATTGTGGGTGAACGAGGCCCAGAACTAATCAGTGGTCCAGCACAGATTACACCATTGAACAACGGTAGTTTAGGTGGTGGTAGCACTGTTGTTAACTACAATATTAACGCTGTGGACGCACCTAGCTTCCAGGCTATGATTGCTAGAGACCCAAGCTTCATATACGCAGTAACTGAACAGGGTAGAAAATCACTACCAATGACAACAAGGTAAACATTATGACAACAGCATTCCAATGGGTATTTGATAACGCCCAAACTATTAGAATAGATAGACTAAAAAATGTTAGTTCAACAACATCTAGAAGTGGTGTTGTAAGAGCAGTGACAAGGCCTGGTCAACCCTGGTTATTTGAAGTACAGTTACCAGCAGGCCCAAGATGGACTGACTCAAGAAAATACATAAGTGAAATTGAGGCATTGGATAGAACCACTGTGGGAACTGTACAATTTAGTAATTCAGGACATGATTGGTTAATTGGTTATCAGGGCGACCTGGCTGATCCCAGTGCTATAACATATACTACACCATCAGGCATCGGTAATACAATTACACTTACAGGCGGACACACAGGACTAACATCTGGACAATATATTTTTAAGGCAGGTGATGTAATACAATTAGACACTACAGGACATTGTTATACAGTGGCGGCCGATGTAGCACACGACGCATCCACAGTAACATTACACAGACCAATTATTGATCCTAGTTCAAGTTCAGGCACATTATTAGTAGCTGAAAACTGTACATGGTCAGTGATATGTGTGGATTTCCCACAGTGGGAAATATTTTCTAGAGATCAGGTAGGATGGTCAGGTAGTTTTGTATTTGTAGAGGACTTATCATAATGGCTGACATTGACAGCTATACCAGTTTAGGCAGTACCTTTCTAGTTAGAATTGAAATATTTAATTCAACAGGCACTGAAGATGTCTTATTAATTAATGATGGCACTGCTGACCTTGAATATAACAGCGAAACATACACAGGTATAGGACAATTCCTAAGCATTACTGAAACACAGAGTGATCTAAGAATTAGTCCACAAGAATTAACCATACTGCTGTCAGGGTTAGACGCAGATGTTATAGGTGATGTGCTGACAACTTCTATTAAAGGTGCTACTGTACAGGTTATCAGAGTATTCTATGACAGTGAAACAGGAACACCACTACTGGGTGAAACCTGGGGCATAGGTAATAGATTCTGGGGCTATGTTGATAACTTTGCCATTGACAATGATGCCACACTCAAAGAAGGGTCAGTTACAGTGTCATTAGTTTGTAGCAGTATTGTAGGATTACTAACTAAGTTAACTAATGGTAGAGAAACTAATCCTGTGGTACAGAAAGCATTGTATCCAGGTGATTTAAGCATGGATAGAGTTCCTAACCTAGCCAATGCTAACTTTAATTTTGGGAAAGCTAAACGATGAGTTTCTTTGGTAAAGTCGTTGATCTAGGTAAAAAAGCCTACAACTACTACAAAAAAAGTAAAACAGCACAGGCTATTGTTCAGACTGTGGTAGCAGGTTACACCCTAAACAAACTTTCAAAATCAATTAACAAAACCAATGATAGTCCCAGTGGCAGTGGTAAAGATGGAACAGGTTTACCCACAATTCCCTATGTTGATCCCGGTGTAAGAGAGCAAGTAGAAGCCAGTACCAATAACCGTATACCCGTTGTATATGGACAAGCACAATTAGGTGGTATTATAGTTGATGCCGCTATGAGCAACAGTAATCAGACTATGACCTATGTTATGGCAATATCAGAAGTTACAGGCACTCTACTCAGTGACGACAGTGACAGTGCGTTTACATTCAAAAATATATATTGGGATGATCAACGCATAGTGTTTAAGACTACAGGAAGCCTAGCAGGTATATCAGCAGACTACAGTGTTGACCGTGATGGCAATCGTGACTATAGTATTGCTGACAAAGTAGAAGTATACTGCTACGCAGGTTCAGGTGCGGCCGCTGACAGGCTAACTCCGGACAATTACACCAATACTAATAGTTACAATGCCTGGGATATTATGCCAATATGGACAGCTAATCACGAAATGAATGACATAGTGTTTGCTGTTATACAGATAGATTATGACAGAGAAAAAGGTATTACAGGTCTACCAGAAATGCGTTTTCATATAGAAAATAGTATGAAATTACCTGGTGATGTAATGAATGATTATATGAAATCTACACGCTATGGTGTAGGATTAACAGCGAGCCAGATATACGATGAATAGTCTACAAGAATTAAACACCTACGCACAGAACTATGCTGTATTTGAAGATGATAGAGCAACCAGTGTTACTATTACTACTGCGACTAATCAGGCTATAACAATTGGTGAGGACAGTAGTTTTTCATTACCCAATGGTTGTGAAGTATCCAGTGTCACATCAGCACCAGACACTTCAACATTTACTATTGATCTAGGTTCAAGTGGTGGCACAGTAACATGGCCAGACCCACTGCCTTATGGTATGACAGCATCAACACCAGCAACAGGTCAATATAGACTAACAGGTGGTATAACTGAAGGCGTCTGGGACGATATAAAAAATCCCACAATACAATTTCCAGATGGATATGATACAACTACAGTAGTGGGTTGTAGTCTTAATGTGGGTGGTGTTACTAGAAGTTATAATGTCACTGTAACCATTGATGACCGTTATAATCTACAGACAACACAAAATTACCAGGAAGATGTGGGAGCATCAGCAGTTGAAGGCAGTGGTATATCATTACAAATTACTACAGATGATATTATTGGTAATGCTAGTTTAGGTTCAGATAGTTACACTGTTACTATAGCACAGCAGTCACCAAGCACATCAACATACACTGGATATTTTCAGACTGCTATAGGTTATTATAATGAACAGCTATATGGCAACAGTCCACCAGTAACTAATACAATTACATTGACAGGCACTAGTAGTGAAATAAACAATGGTGACAGTATTATCTACTATGTGCCACCAGCTGATTACACAGCAACTATAATATTGGATGCCACAATCAGTGAAACTACTGGTAATGTTACCACAGTAATTAAAAACACTGATATTACGCTGACAAACATATACAACCATGCTGAATATACTCTAACAGGTAATGTTAGCCACAGTGAAGTTAATCCAGGAACACAATGGGATTTACCTGGCTACGAAGTTACAGACTTATCAAGTGTAGAGGCCATGGCCTACGAAAAAGACTACGCTGTAACACTTGATCTAGTGTCAGGCCTAGCTGGTAATCTGTATATTGGTAATGTTAATCAGGGCAATACATTTACACTGACAGGCAATCTAGCCACAGTTAATCCAGACTTAGGTAATGTTAACTTTAGACCCAGTGAACCATATAACCCACCAGGTGCTGGACACAACGCCAACGCAAGTATTACACTGAGATACAGCCAGACACAGACAGATGACAATATAGTACACGCTGACGAAGTTGAACATATAGTTACACTGACACAGGTAAGTAATTACCTAACTGGTGATTACCTAGAAGGTGGCTAT